ATCTTTACTTGTGAATAATCGCGGTGTTTCGTCCGGTAGCTGAACACCAATAGCGCGTAAGGCTTCCCGGTAGGTATAGCCGTTGTTTTGATAGTTCATAAAGACGTTATAGGCTTTGGGGTGCAGGTCGTACAATAGTTCGAAGCGCGATATTTTTTCTATGTGCGCTCCGAAGCCGCAAAACATACAACCGGTTCGGGTGTGCCCCTTATCGTATAGTTCGCAGTACGGAACTTTGAATTTCCGTAAGTAGGCCCATATATCCGCGTCCGTCCAAATGCTTATCGGATAACTTGCGATATGGTTATTTTGGAATGAATTGCAACCGCCCCGCCGTATATACTGCTGTTTTCTTAAATCGCTTTCGCCGGCCATAATCCCCAATATCGGTACTTCGCCGGTCTGCTTATTATACTTTGCAAAAGGCCGTTTTTTAAGACAATCGCAACATTGTTCTGAAATCATAAAAGGCTGTTTTATTAGATACTGCCAACGGTCGGCAATCTTCCCACTTGTGTACCCGCGCGTTGCGTCTGTTCCGTGAAGGCGAATAGCAAGTAGTTTTTCGCTTTTGGTCGTTTTCGCTTGGCGTATGCCGTGCGCCTGTTCTTTCGATATAAGCGGAAAACCATACTTCCCGATAACTTTCCTAACCGTAATTCCCGGCCGTATTATCGTTACGTTCTCGGTGCTTCTGACAAAGCGCACTATTTCGGGGTACTCGTTGCCGGTATTGCAAAAGACCGCCTTTATATCTCTATCGACAAACCGCCGTACTATGTCAAGCAATACGGTAGAATCCTTGCCGCCGGAGAAGGAAACGTAGGGGACTTTGCCCGTACGGGAAAGGAAGGCTTCTACCGTCCCTACCGCATGGTCTATCTTTTGGCTTAACGTCCAACCTTGGCGCGTGTTTAGTTCCTGTATCGTCATTATTGAAAAATCCCTAATTCTTTCTTTATCCGCCGGTTACTTATTTCAACATATTCGGGATTAAGTTCGAACCCTATATAATTCCGACTTAATTTTCTGGCTACTACGGCAGTAGTTCCCGAACCCATAAAAGGGTCAAGGATTAACCCATTTTCGGGGCTTCCTGCTTTTATGCAATCCACTATAAGAGTATCGGGGAATGTGGCAAAATGTGCGTCTTTGAAAGGTTTTGTAGAAACCGACCAAACGCTTCTTTTATTTCGGCTTGGTCGTGGTTCGTACATATTGCCGCTTTTCGTTAAGTAAAATTTATTGGGCGTTGCTGTATATTTATCTCCACCGTAACGGGGTAACTTCTTAGACTTGCTCCGTTCTATGGTACTAATAGCTACCGGCTCAAATATCGCCTCGTTGTCGAAATAATACTTTGCCGTCTTGCTTAGAAGAAAAATATATTCGTGTGATTTTGTGCAACGGTCGGTAACGCTTTCCGGCATAGCGTTTGGTTTATGCCATATAATATCCTGTCGCAAATACCACCCCGCGCGTCTTAATTCAAAAGCCAATAGCCAAGGAATACCTAATAGGTCTTTTGGCTTTATTCCTTCCCATGTTTTAGGCATTTTGGTAAGCGCATCGCCTGGGCTTGGGATATATACTTCCTTTTGTCCTTGCTTATTCTTCCAAGCTCCCTTACCACTGCCTGCGTAACTATCTCCGATATTAACCCAAAGCGTACCCGTCGGTTTCAATACTCTATATACCTCTGCGAATACATTTACTAAACGCTGTACATAATCTTCCGGCGTTTCCTCTAATCCTATTTGTCCAGCTACTCCGTAATCTCTTAATCCGAAATATGGCGGCGACGTAATACAACAATCGACGCAATTGTCGGGTAGGCTCTTTAAGCCTTCTAAACAATCCATGTTATAAATAATATTTTCCTTCATTTCGTATTATAGTCAGACGCTTTCGCAGAAAATTAGTCTTTTGATAGGTGGGCTTTGACTGCGTTTGCATAAGCCCTAAATTCGGGGGTATATCGGTAATCATCCGGGTACTTTCTGAGGTAGTAGATAATTGTAGTGTGGTTCCGCTTCATCTCCTTTGCAATCTTTACTACCGTCGCCCCTTCTTCCCGGCATAGCTGGGCGAAAATCATGCGGGCAAAGACGTGCTTTTGCTCTCGACTTTCGCCTACAATATCGTAGAAGGCAACGCCCATGCCTTCGGCTATTGCCTGCTTTATGTGCTGGAAGGCCGGTACTTCTTCGTAAATAATTGTCTTACCCGTCAATTCGGCTAAATTCTTTTCAAGTGTAGCCCCTTTGGAAAATCCCCAATCGGGCAACAAATAGATAGCCTTGCACCCCATAAGTAGAAGTACGTCCATAGCTACGTGAACCTCCCAAGAGGCATTAGCCGGAATACCGTTTTTAAGCGGGTTTACCACCTCGTAACCTTGGGCTTTTAACATAGTTTCCGCCGCTTCAAATTTGGCCGCTACTTCTTCTATCGGCTGGCCGCTTATCTGTCCCGAAATGTATATCTTTTCCATGTTGGCTATTATTTTCTATAAGAATGGTTTATAAACGGGATTCTATCGAACATTTCCGTAAATCGGTCGGCAATACGTTCGCCGTATTTGTTCGCCAAGTCTTCCGCATTTAGGTTGCTTGTCATAATTGTAAATAGCTGCCGGTCATACCGGTAGTAAATCGTATCGACAAAGGGGCTAATTTCATTTCCCCAAACCTTCACTACGGAAGGTTCCGTACCTACGTCGTCAATAGCTAATAACTCAGCTTTCTTAATGCCGTTAAAGCGTTCCGGTTCGTTCTTTGCTATGTCTGCAAGTTCTAAGGCCGATACCGTCCTAACCGTCTTTCGTTGGTCGAAATATGCACTTTCGTACAAAATCCCTATAAGGCTACCTATCGCACGGGCTAAGGTGCTTTTACCATTACCTACCGTTCCGAATAACAGAAGCCCCGGTTTGCAATTACCGGTAAGCCATTTTGCCGCCTTTTCTATATGGCTTTGGGTCGCTTCGTCGTCGATGAACTGCATACGCCGCCGCATAACTTCGGCTATATAACATTCCCGCAACATTGCCGGCACGTCTTCGGGGTACTTATCAACCTTAAAGCGTTCCGGTAAAACCTTTCTTTGAAGTACCGCCCGGAACCGGGTTAAGTCCACCCGTTGCGGCCCCTGTTTGTTGTCCTTTTCGTCCATTTCCGCTATTCCCTTTTTCGTTACGCTCCCAAGTTCTAACCGCCGCTCTCCAATCCTTCATACAGTTGCGGCCCACCTTCCAACCGTTAGAAGTATAGTAATCTATCCACGCTTGCGGGTCTACGTCGTTGCCCCGTTCTTGGCAATACGCCGCAACTTCTTCTAAGGTAGGTTTCTGAAAGATTGTACCGCCTTTCGTTTTAGGGGCTGCCTTACCCTTGCCTTGGGGCTTGCCAGCCCCTAACGTCGGCCCTTGCGGTAGCTGGGTAATCCCTTCGTTCAAAACCCGCATAAGGTCGTATTTTTCAAGTTTTTGCAATACCGATTTATGCGCGTTGTTCGTAGGGTTCAAGTTCGATAACCCGCCGTACTGAAATATGATAAATTCGGGTAAAAACGCTTTGCCTCCGTTATTGAAGAAATGGATTCTTCCGGCAAAGGCTTTTTCGAAGTCCTCTAAATCGTACGTTTCGCCGCAATAAAGCCCGGCTACCTCTAAGTCTACTTCCCATATTCCGGCGTTGTCGCACTCGCAAAAAAGGTACACCCAAAGCAATTTATAAGCGGGCGGTAAGTCCCTTATAAATCGTTTCTTAAATAGGTCGGTATCTATAAATCTTTTTGCCATTTTGTTACTTTTGAAAAGCTACCCCGGCCCGGAAACCGGGGTAGCTGGGTTAATACTGCTATTGCTCGATAATCGCAATTTCGGGGCTTAGTTCCCGAATGCGGGCTACCTGCACGTCTATAATTCGGTCGCGCAGGTCTTCCAAAAGCTGGCACGCTCCGGGGCTTACAAGTTGTAGGGTTACGTCGCGGCCGTTTACCGAAGCGTAAAATTCCACTTCGATAGTTTCCGCCGGCATACCTTTGAAAATCGGAATTTGAAGGGTAAAGGCTTCCGGCAGGTTACTCATAACCACGCCGCTATAATTGTCTTTGAAGTCGCCCTTTTCGCTCTTTTGCTTCTCTACCTTGGAATTTACGGTAGCTTCGAAGTTTTTAAGTTCGGTTACGAGCTTCATATTCGCGGTTTTGTCCGGGAAAAATGCGCGGTTCATTTTGAAGAACTGCCCCAACTCGTTAGGTTCCCAACCTTTGCCGGCGTTAATCCCAAATTCGGAAAATTTGGGGTGCGTAGTCAGTTTTCCAACGATTCGCCCGCGTCTATATTCGTCGTCTTCGTTCGTGATAAGGGTAATACTTACCTGTTCACGGTCTACTAAGACGTGGCAGCGCAACGGGTTAATTTGTTCGGAATCGTACCGCCGTAATTCCAAAAATTCAACCGGCGCACCGATAACACCGGAAAGGTCGATTTTTACCGGGGGCTTGGGGGCAAGAACTGCGGGGGCCTCGCCCTCACGTACGATAATTTCCGCCTGCGTAGTTCCTTCGGGAAGGTTTACTACTACTTTTTTGTTTTCGTCCATACTTTTTTACTTGTTGATTGTGAAACTTTTACTTGGTTTGAAGTGGGCTACTTCGTGCGCCGGTACGATAATCGTAGTACCGGCGGTAAT